CACTCATGTTGGAGAACCTACCATTCTTTTTGCAGCCTGGCACGAAAGCACTCAACAAAGGTTCGATTGAGTTTAGTAATAACTCTCGTATCATTGCCGCTGCTACCTCTGGTAGTTCCATTCGTGGTATGTCTGTTAACCTACTATTTCTTGACGAGTTTGCCTTTGTGGAAAGAGCGAATGAGTTCTATACTTCTACCTATCCTGTTATCTCTGCGGGTAAGGATACGAAGGTTATTATCACTTCAACCGCTAACGGGATTGGTAATACATTTCATAAGATTTGGGAAGGTGCTGTTCAGAAGGTGAACGAATTCGTCCCCTTTACGGTGAACTGGTACGATGTCCCAGGCCGTGACGAGGATTGGAAGAAACAAACCATTGCGAATACATCGCAATTGCAGTTTGACCAAGAGTTCGGTAACACCTTTTTTGGTACAGGCGATACCTTAATCAATGCCGAAACATTGTTATCATTTAGAGCGCACAACCCTCAAGAATACCTCGAAGGGGGTGACTTATTAATATATGACCGTCCCAAAAAAGAAAATGAATATCTTATGATGGTAGACGTATCAAAAGGAAGAGGTCAGGATTATTCTACGTTTAACGTTATCGACATTAGCACGAGACCTTTCAAACAGGTTGCTGTCTATCGCAATAATACTATATCTCCAATACTCTTTCCTAATATTATATATAAGTACGCAAAACTCTGGAATGAAGCATATGTGGTAATTGAGTCCAATGACCAAGGAACATTGGTTTGTAATGGACTGTATCAAGACTTAGAGTATGAGAATATCCATATGGAATCTGCAATTAAAGCAGACCGTATTGGTATCGAAATGAATCGTAAAGTCAAACGTCTCGGTTGTTCTGCAATCAAGGATATCCTCGAAAACAATAAGCTGGATATCGTAGATGAAAATACTGTCATGGAGATATCTACTTTTGTTTCTAGAGGACAATCATACGAAGCATCTGACGGTAACCATGATGATTTAATGATGAATCTAGTGATGTTCGGATACTTTGTATCATCACAATTCTTTTCTGATATGACAGATATCAACCTCAAGGAGATGATGTTTGCAAAGAAAATGAAAGAAATAGATGATGATGTGCCACCTATAGGGTTCATTGATGATGGTTTAGATGATATTCGTATGGAAGAAGAACAAAAATCAATGGGTTGGCACAACTTCGATGGCCTCGAAACAGGTGTTGAAGAATGGTAAAATCCCAATAATTATAAATAAAAGCATTGAAACTAAACCGTATTATGATTAACTTATAATTAGATAAACGAAAAAAAGGATAAAGTTATGGCACTTTTCACACCCTCTGCTTCTCCTGCTGTAACCGTTAAAGAGATTGACCTGACGGGCGTAGTGCCTAATGTTCAAACTTCAACGGGTGCATTTGTAGGAAAATTCGGATGGGGGCCCGTTGGCGTAACCACTCTAGTCTCAGATGAAACTGGATTGGTAAGTACGTTCTCAAGCCCCGACTCAACTAACACAGTGGACTTTCACACCGCTGCATACTTCTTGCGATATTCAAACTCTTTACAGGTTGTAAGAGAGATTGATGACTCGTTTGCAAAAAATGGACTCGCTAACAACGATACTTTGGGTTCTCTTACCCCCCGTGTCTACGGAAATCTAGATGCATTTGATAGTGCAGCTCTAGACTCCTCAGACGGAGCCTTCATTGCAAAATATCCAGGCTCTCTTGGTAACTCACTAGGTGTATCAATTTTTGGTACTGCTACTGGAGAAACTGATGACGCTGCCACGAAGACAACTGCATTTGGCGCTTGGACGTTCAACGATAAATTTGACGGCATTCCAAATACATCACCATCAATCGCTGCACTAGATGGTGTGAGCGATGAGATTCACGTTGTCGTATACGACAAAAAAGGTGATATCACGGGTAGTGCTAATACAGTACTAGAAACATTCCCGTATGTATCTGTTGCATCAAACGCTAAGAATGCTGATGGTTCATCAAACTACTATAAAGAAATCTTGAGAACTCAATCTGATTGGGTATATGCGAGTGGTCATTTCCACGACACAGGTTTTGTACAAGACAGTGCTGGAGATGTTCTATTATCAAAAGATTTTGCAAATAAAGCTACATGGCATACTGCTGCTACAAAAGGTACTGTAAAGAACTTTGCAGCTAGTACAACCCGTGGTTCTCAAGTTGATTGGGGATTCACTGGAGGTCTAAATGACTCATCTGGCGAAGCATTACCTAAATCGGCAATCGTTCGTGGTTTTACTAAATTCAATGATGCTGATAACATCGAAATTGATTTCCTAATTGCACCGTTCTCAAAGACTAACGCTGACGCAAAGACTATTGTTAACGACTTAGTCGCAATAGCGGGTTCGTCTCGTAAAGACTGTGTTGCAGTTGCATCACCATCTTTTGATGCAATTACGGCGGGTACTAATACTGCTGTTATCACCAACAACAAAGAATATACCAAGTCATCATACTTGGTTCAAGACAACAACTTCTTGAAAGTCTTTGATAAGTACAATGATAAGTATATCAAAATTCCTGCTTCATCTTCAACTGCGGGTCTCATGGCTGCAACCGACTTAGTCGCTGCACCTTGGTTCTCACCTGCTGGTGCTAGACGTGGTAGATATCTTGGTGTTACTGACATCGCTCTTTCTCCGACTAAGGCAGAAAGAGATGCATTGTACAAGGTAGGCATCAACCCAATCGCAAACATCCCAGGCGAAGGTATCATCCTTTATGGGGATAAGACTAACGAATCAAGACCATCTGCATTTGATAGAATCAATGTACGTAGATTGTTCCTTGGTATCGAAAGAGCAATTGGTATTGCTGGACGTAATGTAATGTTCGAATTCAATGACGAGTTTACTCGTGCAGAGTTCGTGAACATTGTTGAACCTTTCTTACGAGAGATTCAAGGTCGAAGAGGTATTACAGACTTTAAAGTTATCTGTGATGAGACCAACAATACTTCCGCAGTTGTCGCCCGTAACGAATTTATTGCAAACATCTTCATCAAACCAGCACGTTCAATCAACTACGTAACTCTAAACTTCGTAGCTGTTAGAACTGGTGTTGACTTTGAAGAAGTCGTTGGCACAGTATAAGGAGTATTGAAAAATGGCAATTTTAGGCGTAGATGATTTTAAATCAAAACTCAGAGGGGGCGGTGCTCGCCCTAACCTGTTCAAAGCGACAATTAACTTTCCTGGCTATGCGGGGGGAGATGTAGAACTTACATCCTTCCTTTGTAAGGCAGCACAGTTACCAGCGTCGATTATGAACGTATTCGAAGTACCTTTCCGTGGTAGACAGTTGAAAATGGCGGGTGACCGTACATTTGAACCTTGGACGGTAACTATCCTTAATGACACCGACTTCGTCATTCGTAACGCTATGGAGCGATGGATGAACGGTATCAATGGTCATCAATCAAATACTGGTCTGGTTAATCCTGTGGATTACCAAGCAGACTTGATTGTTGAACAGTTGGATAGAGACGGAGAATCTGTAAAAACTTATAACTTCCGTGGTTGTTTCCCAACTAATGTCAGTGCAATTGATGTTAACTACGAAACTAACGATGTTATCGAAGAGTTTACAGTAGACTTCCAAGTACAGTACTGGGAATCTGATACCACTAGTTAATCTAGTTATAGATAGAGGGGTAAGGGAATAGTCCCTTACCTCTTTATTATAAGCATTTGAAGGTAATTACATGGCAGAACAAGACAACAGTATTCTCAAACTTTTTGGTTTTGAGCTCAAAAGGCAAGAAAAACAAGAGAAAGAGAAAGACAAATTAAAGTCGATTGTTGCTCCCACCGATGATGATGGTGCGGGGTATGTTACTGCGTCTGGTAGTCACTATGGTCAATACATTGACATGGAAGGCAACAAGGCAAAGGACAACCAACAACTAATTGTCAAATATCGTGGTGTCGCAACACATCCTGAAGTCGATGCTGCAATCGAAGATATCGTAAACGAATCAATCATTGGTTCTGAGATGGATATCTCATGTGAAATCAATCTGGACAAAGTAGAAGCTCCAGACAATATCAAAAAACAAATGACCGAAGAGTTCAACAACGTCTATGGTATGTTGAAGTTTACTGAACTTGGTCATGACATATTCCGTTCATTCTATGTTGATGGTCGTATCTATCACCACCTCGTAGTGAATGAATCAAATCTAAAGGCAGGTATTCAGGAAATTCGTCCTATTGATGCCGCCAAGATTCGTAAAGTAAAAGAAGTAAAACACGAAAAAGACCCTGTCACTGGCGCAAAGGTGGTCAAACAGGTAAAAGAATTTTATATCTTCCAAGAGAAAGCAGGAACCAATCAAGGCGTAAGACTTTCTCCAGATAGTGTTTCATATGTCTCTAGTGGTCTGTTAGACCCAAGTAAGAAACAGGTTGTGTCCTACTTACACAAGTCATTGAAACCAATTAACCAATTACGCATGATGGAAGATTCACTTGTAATCTACCGTCTTGCACGTGCGCCTGAACGTAGAATATTCTACATTGACGTGGGTAACATGCCACGTAACAAATCAGAAGCGTACATGAAAGACATCATGTCTAAGTATCGAAACAAGATTGTTTACGATTCTAACACTGGACAATTGAAAGATGACCGTAAGCACATGTCAATGCTCGAAGACTTCTGGTTACCTCGTAGAGAAGGTGGTCGTGGTACAGAGATAAGTACATTGCCAGGCGGTGAGAATCTTGGCCAGATTGATGACATCCTGTACTTCCAGAAGAGACTGTATCGTTCATTGAACGTACCAGTATCTCGTTTGGAACAGGAAGCACAGTTTACATTAGGCCGTTCGACTGAAATTTCAAGGGATGAAGTTAAGTTCCAGAAGTTCATTGACCGTCTACGTAAACGTTTCTCTACGTTGTTTACTGGTATACTCAAGAAACAACTCATACTGAAAGGTATTATCACCGAACAGGATTGGGATGAGTGGAAGAGTTTTATCACAGTAGACTTCCAGAGAGACAACCACTTTACTGAGTTAAAGAATGCTGAACTGTTACAAAACAGACTACAGACTCTTGACCAAGTATCTCAGTATGTGGGTGAGTACTTCTCCCGTGAGTGGGCAATGAAGAACGTAATGATGATGTCTGATGAGGACATCGAAGAAATGAAAAAACAAGTCGAAGGCGAAAACTCCGTTGAAGACGAAGATGAGGAAATCTAATAATGAGTGAAGTAGAAAATCAAGAAGTTGAAACCGTAGAACCTACTGCGGTAGAAGAACTAATCAATCAAATCGCTGATGGTGACTTGAGTAAGGCTGAGGGTTCTTTCCACTCTCTTGTCCAAGATAAGATGGTAGATGCACTAGAAGCGCAACGTATTGCGACTGCACAGGCAATCTTTAATGGTCAAGACGATGATGTTGAGGATATCGAAGACGAAGAAGTCACATTAGAAGACGAAGACGATACGTCAGAAGATGAAACAGACATTGAGACAGAAGAAGAAGTTGAAGAAGTTGACGGTGACGAAGAAGAAGTCATCGAAGACGAAGAAACAACAAATTAAGTCGTTCTATAAAACTTTATTTGTATAAATAATACTATGAAAAGTTATAAAGACATTTTATCTGAACTCAATGAACGCAAAGGTGTTCTTGACAAAGGTGAACTAGTACTTAATAAAAAAATTAAACGAATTCCCGTACAGATTTATAAACAGTCTAAGGGGAATCTTCCTTTTGTGGCATATGTGGATGGCGATAAGTTAGATGCATTTAAATCACAGAAGGACGCAGAGAAATCTGTCAATCAAGTAATAAAGGAATTAACCTAATGAAGTTAATTACAGAATTTACCGAAAACGAAACTCTACAGTGTATCGTAGAGAAGAAAGAGAATGGCGAAAAGAACTACGTCATCGAAGGCGTTTTCGCACAGGCAGATAAGAAGAATAGAAACGGACGTGTCTACCCCAAACCAATTATGGAGAAGGCGGTAGGTAAGTACGTAAAAGAACAAGTATCTAAGAAACGGGCAGTAGGGGAACTAAACCATCCCGAAGGGCCGACAGTTAACTTAGACAAAGTTTCACACCTCATCACAGACCTCAAGTTTGAGGGAAATGATGTGGTAGGAAAGGCACAAATATTGGATACTCCAATGGGTAAGATTGTAAAAGGTCTTCTTGAAGGTGGTGTTCAACTAGGCGTGTCAACTCGTGGTATGGGTAGCCTTGAGAACCGAAATGGCGCAATGGTCGTCAAAGACGACTTTATTCTTAGTACGGTTGACATCGTACAAGACCCTAGCGCACCTGAAGCTTTCGTTAATGGTATAATGGAAGGTGTAGACTGGGTTTGGAATAACGGTGTTTTGTGTCCTCAAGTAATTGAAAAAATGGAGACTGAAATTAAAACTGCTCCGAAAACTGTCTTATATGAGACAAGTGTTCGAGAGTTCAAAAATTTCCTCTCGTTAATTAAATCTAATATGTAAGGAGTCAATTATGACTGAAGAAAGTAAAGTCGAAGTTGAACTTCACGATGAAGACATTAACGACATTGTGGAAGAAACTCTCGAAGAAGGAAGCGCTCCTGCTCCTAAAGGGAAACCTGATACAAATGCAACTGACGAAGAAGAGTCTATTGCATCTGTAGATAAAGCAGCGGACGCAACCAAAGCAAAACAAGCTCCTGCACCGAAAACAAAAGCGGGCATGATTAATGCAATGAGCATGAAGTTACATTCTATGAAAAAAGATGAACTGACTGCATCATACGGTAAGATGATGGGCGAAGATGTTGAAGTATCAGAAGATGCAATCGTGGAAACACAGATTGACACTTCTGCTGAACTAGACGCATTAGTCGAGTCTGAAGCTACTCTCAGTGATGAGTTTAAAGCTAAAACCGCAGTAATTTTCGAAGCAGCTGTAAAATCAAAACTGTCTGAAGAAGTAGACAGAATTGAAGCACAGTATAAGGAAGAATTAGCAGAAGAAATCTCTTCTACTAAGGCAGACCTTGTAGAGAAAGTAGACAGCTACCTTAACTATGTAGTTGAATCTTGGATGGAAGAAAATCAAGTTGCAATCCAGAGCGGACTCCGCACTGAAATTGCCGAGACTTTCATGGACAAAATGAAAGACCTGTTTACAGAGTCTTACATTGACGTACCTGAATCCAAAGTTGACCTAGTTGACGAACTTGCTGAGTCAGTAGAAGAACTAGAGACTCGTCTCAACGAAACTACTCAGAAAGTAATTGATACTACTGGTGAACTGGAAGCTTACAAGCGTGAATCTGTTATCAGAGAAGCGTCACGTGACCTTGCAGAAACACAAGTAGTTAAATTGAAGTCGCTCGTAGAAGACATTGACTTTGAAGACGAAGACCAATTCGCCTCTAAAGTTAAAATTGTTGTCGAGTCCCACTTCGCAAAAGAAATCACAAATAGTGATGAGGTAGAACAAGTTGTAGAAGATGCTGACCAAGAAGTTGAAGTATCATCTGTAATGGAACAATACCTTGCAACTATTCGTAAAACAACACCTAAAAGATAAGGATAATTAAAATGCAATCTTACGATAGTTTAATCGAAAAATGGGCTCCCGTTCTAAACGAAGAGTCTGCTGGCGTGATTCAAGACAATCACCGCCGTGCAGTTACCGCTGCAATCTTGGAGAACCAAGAAAAAGCAATCGCTGAAGAGCGTTCTGCTTCTCAAGGTTTTCTTTCTGAAAACGCTGCTGCTGGTGCGAACAACACTGGTTCAGTAAACAACTTTGACCCTGTGTTAATCTCATTGGTCAGACGTGCTATGCCTAACCTCATCGCTTATGATGTGTGTGGTGTACAACCTATGAATGGCCCAACTGGTCTCATCTTTGCGATGAAATCACGTTACCAAGGTGGTTCTACTTCTAACCGTGAAGCACTATTCAACGAAGCTGAAACTCAGTTCTCTGGTGATAGTTCTGGTACTCACGATTCAGATAACGCATCTGGTTGGAACGGAATTGATTCAGAAGGCGCTCGTCTTACTGGTCTTGCTGCTGGCGGAATGCCAACTGAAGACGCAGAAGCACTTGGTCGTACTGGTGGTTCATCTTTCAACGAAATGGGTTTCACCATTGAAAGACAAACTGTTACTGCTAAGTCACGTGCTCTGAAAGCAGAATACACTCTTGAACTTGCTCAAGACCTTAAAGCAATCCACGGTTTGGATGCTGAAACTGAATTGGCAAACATCTTGTCAACTGAGATTCTTGCAGAAATCAACCGTGAAGTAATCAGAACTGTTAACAGCCAAGCTAAAACTGGTGCTCAACAGTCTAACGTTACTGCTAAAGGTATTTTCAACATGTCATCTGATACAGATGGTCGTTGGTCTGCTGAGAAGTTCAAAGGTCTAACTGTACAGATTGACCGTGAATGTAACGTTATTGCTAAAGAGACTCGTAGAGGTAAAGGTAACGTAGTAATCTGTTCTTCAGATGTTGCTACTGCTCTTGCAGCTGCTGGTTCTTTGGACTATAGTCCTGCTATCAGCAACAACCTACAGGTTGACGATACTGGTAATACTTTTGCTGGTGTATTAAACGGACGTATCCGTGTATACATCGACCCATATGCTAACACTGATTACATCACTGTTGGTTACAAAGGTCAGAACCCATATGACAGTGGTGTATTCTACTGCCCATACGTTCCTTTGCAAATGGTTAAAGCAGTTGGTGAAGATGACTTCCAACCACGTATCGGGTTTAAAACTCGTTACGGTATGGCTTCAAACCCATTCGTTGGTTCTACACCTTCTGACGGTCTTGCTACTGCTAAGACTAACCAGTACTACAGAATCTTCAAGGTTACTAACATCTTGACATAAGTCTGTAATAAGAAGAGTGAGGTTAACTCACCATTCTTTAAAGGGTCTCTTCGGAGACCCTTTTTTTTGTCTTATAAATAAGTGTGTTCACGAACTGAACAAAGTAGTAAGGTCGGTATTACTGCACGGTATTATCGGGGTATCTGGTTATCCAGTAATCTAGAAACAGGAGAGTACTATGCGTATCATTGCAATTGCATTCGCATTAGTTTTGTCTGCTTGTTCCACCGTTGATGCAACCATTGACGGTACTGGTGGTGTTATTAAAGGTGTCGGTTCAGATGTCTTTGGTGTTACCGCAGGCGTATTGGATGTAACATCTAATCTTATTAAAGATGTTGCAGACAAGACTGGAACTGCCGCAACTAAGCCAGAAGAAGAATAAAGGAAAGGGGACGTTAAGTCCCCTTTTTTTGTGATTGGAGCGGAGAGGTAGAATTGCACTACCACCTCTAGGTTGGAAACCTAATGTTCTACTCGTTGAACTATCTCCGCATTGTTTGTATATAGTACCAGACTATACAGTTAAAGTCAAGCCGCTTTTACCAATTCTTTTAAACTTTCTTTTCCACGTTCTTGTGGTAGAAACCCAATCATGTTCAAAGGAAAGATTTTTAGTCCACACTGTTGCAAGTCACGTCTGTGTTGTTCCAACTGTTTCATGAACTTTTTTCTTTTAGTTTCTAGAGTCGCCTTTGCAGTTGGAGCACCCACGTGTCCAACCAAATCGGTATATTTACCCGTTTCCACGTAACGTGTGATAGCTTGCATGATAACACGATACTGGTAACCTTCACCAATACACACACCATAGGTATCGGCTTCTGGGTTAAACTCACCACCGATTTTATGTTCTACCGATGAGTGGTTATCAATCCAGTCCTGTATCTTAGGAACGGATGTGTATATAATGTATGGTTGAGGCGTCCCCGTCTCTTCCATAACCATCTTCACAACACGATTCCTAACAGACTTATCACGGGTCTTACCGTAGATACGAATGAACTCATCGCTGATTGACTTCTCAGAGTTTTTAATAAGTCCTCTAGAAACTTTAGAACTTAGGTATTTACGCATATCAACTTCTTTGTTGAGACGTTTTACATATCCTTCGTTTTCTCTTGCTTGGACATCTTTCATCTGTTCTAGTGTACCAGAAAACAAAGTAAATATCCACGACTTCGTTCCAAGTGCTCGAATCGCTTCGGAACGACCATATCCATATACCAAGACATATCTTTTGTCATGTCCTTCACCACGGTCATATACCGCTGGAGGAAACTCCATTGTGTCAACTCCACCAGCAAAAGATAAACGAAGTTGTTCAATCTCTTGTGCGGTGTGTGTTTCCACTTTGGTGTACTGACCATCAATATCATCAATATGAATATCTTTGAAGTCGAGTTTTATATTTTTTACAGATGTTACACCAAGGTCGGTGTAGTCGGGTAACGCAATTGCGTCAGGGTGGGTGTTATGAAAATCACTGTACGTGACATAACGTGTAGGCATAGCCATAGTATTTCTCCTATTGGATTAAATTAAGTGAAGTAGAAGACTCATAGAGAATTTCTAAAACACAATAGTATATATAAGACTTTATCTTATAATATCAATATCGTCTGCGTTTGTATTCCAAGTCTCTATAACAGAACGCAAACGTCCATCTGCTTTTAGAGTTTCGTATCGATTGGTCGCCTTCTTACGCCACCAATCTGTCACACCCTCAAGACTGAACCTATCAAAGTTATCTGCTTTGACAATGGTATCCGACTCAAGGTTGAGATACTTCTTCACACTCTCACGGTCATATCCCATGCAAGAGTAGTATGAATTCTTTTGTTGTGTTAGTCCCTTTGCATCAATAAAGGTTTGACAGAACTTGCTGTATGCATTCATGTCATATTCCTTCAGAGAGTTCTTAATGATAGACACCATCTTCTGTTGTGTCTTCAACTTACGGGATGATGCATCCTTTGGTACAAGAGACTCACCGTTGTTACGTTGTATGAACCAGTCACTCAATGTACGATAGTTGTTATCATTGATGAGTGGTGCAAAGTTAGAGTCAGTCTGACCATTACCAATCAGTAACGGTTTCATACCTGAGTACATAGACACACCACCCTTGGCATTACCGTATAAGGATGTTGTCTCGAACATACAGATGTTTGCATCATACTTCTTATTGAGTGCATCACGTACAGTATGTGAGGTACATATAGATGCAAGTAACTTACCACCGAGGTAGTTGAATCCGAATGGTTGTACTGGTACGATATTGAATCCCATGATACAGGACTCGTTGAATCGTTTCATGACCTCTGCATTCATTGTGTCTAGAGGTTTACCTAACCATTCATTACGTGGTCTACTATTAATAGTGGGTGACCCGAATCGAATCATACCAATGACCATACCTGTGTTCTTCTCACGTACTACCCAATTCATCATCTTGCCTGGAATTGACGCTTCTACGGGTGCGGATGTTGTGATATCCATATAGGACATGAATTGGTCACGTTTCGCTTCTGCGATAGTGAACTCCATATCTTGGGGGTGCATGTCAAACTTATTGAACAGGTCTTCCTCTGGGCCCATGCCAGGCAGAGTGAACGGCATAGAGTCCATCCGTTCTAGTTTAATCTGTCTCATATAGTCATCAATACGGTCAAAGTTCGCAAAGAACTCTGTAAAGATGTTTGCAGCGTATTCTGCATCTGTTTTGGATAAAATCATGTATATCTCTCAGTTATGTGTACCACTATACAGTATATAGCAATTAATGTCAAGCGGTAAATTAATTGAAAAAAAGTGTTGCCAAAACCTGTTTCTGTTGTTATAATAACAAGGTAAAGTCAAAAAACAAGAGAGAAAATTATGACCGCATTTAATAAAGAAGAGTTCACGTGGGACGGTATGTACTTGATGTACCGTGGTAGACACACTGAGAGTGTGAACATGGAGGTCGCAAGACCAAACTGTCACCCATCTTGGGTTGGTTTACCACAACCCGCCTTCATCGCAAGGTTCAAGTATGGTTACAAACCTTGGAAGGCATGGGTCAACTTCCTAGTGAAGAACGTGACCGTTGAGAAGTATCTTGAACTGTCTAACCATGACAACAAGTTCTACTCTGAGAAGTACGGTTACGAAGTTAGTGGTTCTCCTGTCTATGCAATGGAAGCCCTTGGTTACAAGGGTAAGAAATAATGGAGTACTTACAAGAGGTCACTGATTGGG